TCATTTAAGTTTGATATTCTATACCCTTCATCTTTTCTTAGGAACGTATCAATATCCGCATATTGACCAAATGAAATATTGTTTACATCAACAAGATTATACTTCTGTCCTTTGAAATCAATTTGTTTAAAAAGTTTTTTACTTTCTTTATTGATAAACGAATAAACATAATCTCCAATTTCAATTATCTCTGTTGTGTCGGCACTTAATACTTCTTCTCTTGTGATACCTAAGACCTCAGAAATCATTTTAATATAGAGTTCTTCATCGTCTAATAGGTCTTTGAATTTCATTACATTACTCCATAATTGAATGTTTGGTTCTTCAATTGAGTATTTCTTTTTGTTTAATTCAACTTGGATTGTTTCCATAATTATAAATATATCTTTTTAGTTAATCACCCTAATAAATAAACACTCCCGTGTTTCTCATAACCTTCATTGTTAATACATATCGTATCGCATCAAGACAGTGATTTGAATTGTCAATTGGTTCGTCCAGGTTATTACCGTTCTTATCTGTCTTCCATGAATAGGTTTGTAGTTCATCTAATAAGTTCTTTGAGTTAACATGAACATAAAACTCTGAACGTTTAATCATATCTATTCCGGAAAGGATTGTATCTTTCTTGACACTTTTTGCATTTATTCCTGCTCTTGATAATTCTGTTATCCCCGCAGGATTTGCACTATCACAAATAAAATCATCGGTTAAATTAATACCCAAGTCTTTTATCTTATAGATTAAATCAGGTGTGGTTGTATTCTTTAAGTATAATAACTCTTCACAATAAATTGCATTACCATTTTTGTATACTGCAATTAATGTTGTAGGGTCGTTATATCCAAAATCTATTCCGTATGAAACAAGTTTTGTTCCTTGAGGTAATTCACTATAAGTTTTATGATGTGTAAATACTGCTCTTGTAGGATTACCTCTTTGTCCTTCACCAAATACTCTCCAAAGATTTCCATCACCTGTTGTCTTTAACTTTTCAATTTCATCAATTAAAGATTGAGATAAGAATGGATTGTCTTTGTATGTTGTTATAACATAAGACACATCTGGTTGTCCTTCTAAATCATATAACCATGACTGCCATAAACTTGGATTAAAGTCTATTGTTATTCTCCCTGATGTTCTTAGTGCTAATTGAATATATTCATCATAACTAATCTCAGTTGCCTCATTGAGAAATAAGTAATCTCTCTTCCTACCTCTTAACTTTGTTTCATCATCACAAGAAAACCATTCAATAATGTTTGTTCCAAGTTCATAGTATCCATCAACTGAATGCCATTTGTTTGCGTCATACTTATCAAACTTAATTAGTATCTCTTTTAAATCTCTTAAGACACTTCCTTTGAGTGAGGGTAATGTTTTTCTTACAATAGATAATACTTTGTTATCCTCATTTAATAATTTGTATACCCAATAGATTAAGATGTTATAAGTCTTACTCGCACGACTTGAACCTTGGAATACACAGATACGATTATCTTGTGATATTAAATCTTGAAATACTTTTGTTGTCTGTATTGTTAATCCCATTACAGTTTATTAGTAGTTGTTATAATTTCAATTTGTATTTTATTATTAAGACTTTCATCATTAGTAGTTATATCAACTTGTTCTTTTACTTTACCCCAACCTCTATCTAATAACAATTGAGATGCTTTAACATTCCCAGCCTTTGCTTGTTTCTTTAGTGCTTCAAGTATTTGTTCCGCTTCAGTCTTTCCTTCTTCATTTTCTTTGCCTAATACCTTTGTAAGTATTTCTTTAAGGTCAGGTAATTTAGGACGACCTGGTCCTCCTTTATGCCCTTTCTTATATGGTATTAGACCACTTGTATTACGTTTTTGTTTCTTCGGTTCTTCACTCATTTTTTTCTCATTTATTTCTGTCTTCATAACCAGTTAAAACATTGGATAGATGTTGAATTCTTTGCTTCAACCTTACCCATCCATCTCCATTATAATTGTCTGGAAATTGTTCTGTAAAATTATTGTTATGAAAGTTTATTACCCAATTCTTTTCTTCAAGTTTTTTGTCTCTTGATATAAAATATGCATTACATCTTTCAATATCTTCTCTTGTATATGGTGGAGGTATTGGGTCATTGATTTGATTTACTCCATTCACATTTATTACTTTTGGCTTCGGTGCTTGATTGACCGGTTGTTTGCAACCACATCCCATTATTTTAAAAATTTAGTTCTACGTTTTATTAGTTCTTTACGAACTTTATTAATATCTCTTGACACACTATTAAGAGGGATTGTTGTTCTCTGACTTAACCTTGAGATGGAACAATTCTCTTCAATGAATAATCTAAATAACTTTTTATAATACCAGTCCATATTATTTAGTTCATTATCAACCCAGTCCAGATTGATTGGATTTTCTTCATATGGTATATCTGGTTGTTCTTCATTATTATCATACTCATTGAACTTATGTTTAGTATAAGTATAATAATAAGGTGATGACTTTGAATAATAATTATTTTGAACTATCCTTGTAAAGAAATATAATTTTTCATCATCAGGCACTTTTGATACTTTTTTATTATTGATAAGTTGTTCAATACAGATTTGGCATAAGTCAGATGGGTTTTCAAGTTTTGATACTCTCTTACAAATCTTTTGTAATTCATCATGATTATCACTTATCCATTCGTTTATCATTATTAATAAATACTTGGGATTTTCTGAAAAGCCAAGGTATTTATTATTATGAGTAATACTAAGATTTGTTCTGTTTGTGGTGTTGAGCAACATTATTTACAATTTAATATAAATGGCCGTAATGGATATAGAAATAAAAAATGTAAGATATGTTTATCAAAACATAAAAAAGAGAGTAGTGCTGATTATAAATTAACTGAAACAAAAGTTTGTAAGTCTTGTAATATAGAAAGACCAATAACTTTCTTTTGGAGAGTTGTTGGAGATAAGAGACAGAACAGATGTAAGGTTTGTTTTAAGAATAAAATGTTTATTCAACCAAGATGTGCTCCTGAAGATAGACCTGAAAAGAAATCAAAGTATAATAAATCTCATGATGAGATATTTAGATTGGATGCACCAACTGCCAATGATTATAAATTAACTTATAAGTTTATTGAAAGTTGTGGGTATAATATTTTTGAAGATATTCACAAACAATTTTGTGAGAAATATAATTTAAAGTATAGAAAGAAAAATCAATTCACTGAACCTCATTATTTATATGATGGTTCTTTAAATCCTAATAGAAAAAATAAATAATTAATATTCGGTAAAATATAACTTTGTTTATATTTAAGTTATTGGAGGGTTGGTATTTTAGTTGTTAAGCTCCCATAAGTTTTATCTATTTGTTAACCAACCCTCCTTTTTGTTAATCCTTTACAAACGTTCCATTAATCATCTTACCTTTTCTATTTGCAATAACTTGATATGCATCATTAATACATGTTTCAATTTTTGTATTGGATAGTTCAGATAAGTTTGTTAATACAACAACAATATCACCGATTGCATCTTGAATTTCTTCTTGTTGTTCTTTTAATATTGCTCTACCTAATTCACCCATCTCTTCCATTAATTTAACGTATTGAGTTTTCTTATCACCTCTTTCATATAGGCCTCTTGTTCTTGCCCATACTCTGATTGCTTCAAACTCATTATTTAAATTCATTGAGACTGGTTTATAGTTTTCATCTTTGACCACTGATACATTATAGTAGATTGGAATACCCACCATTGGTAATAACATTTTCTGGTCTGGAAAATGTGAGTTTGCATACCAAGTCTTTCCAACCATATCTCCTTGATGATATGATATGGAACAATTGTAGTCGTGATAATACAATGTAATATCTATATTACTCCAACCTGGAACTAACTTTTGAATTTCTGAATTAAGTATGGTGGGTTTTTTATCACCTCTACTTCTTACTGTGTGTTTAACTGATAACATAATTTTGTTTTTATTATTAAATGGCAACGGGTGCCGTGATTACTTTGGATGAATTATAATTTATTAATTCCAATTTATTATTGGTATATGTATATGTCGGTAAATCGTGTATAGGTTGACTTAGATAGTCGTTAATCGCAACCAATTGATTTTTGTA